GACGTTCACGTTCCAGACGGACCGCAACGGCAACACGCTCTCCGCCGTCCAGCAGCAATACGCCCAACGCCTCCAAGTCCCGATAGACAAGTTCATCCACGCTGTCTATCAGCCGGAGTTTGATGCGCAATATGGCCGGAGCTTGCTGATCCCGGTGTTCGACCATTGGTGGGAGAAGAAGAACACGCGCAAGTTTTGGGACATTTGGATTGAGCGGGCGGCGGCGGGATTCGTCACGGGTGAGATGCCCAGCGGCACCACGGCGGCGGATCGGGCTACGATGCTAGCTGGGCTGGACAACCTGCAAGCGGCTAGCGCGTTCATCATGCCCACGGGCGGCAAGGTGGAATATCACTCGGTCCAGCACACCACCGCGTTTGAGATGAAGCTGGAACACCACAACCAGTCCATCGCCCGTGCCTTGCTATTGCCGTCGCATATCGGCCTCAGTGAGCAGGGTAGTACAGGCAGCAAGGCCCAAGGCGCTACGCAGATCGAAGTGTTCCAAAACGTAGTCGATTCCGAAAGCGCATGGCTTGAGGACCTAATCAATGAGCAATTGATTGTCCCGCTTTGCGCCTGGAACTTTGGCGACAAGGTCCCGGCTCCGTTGTTCAAGTTTGAACGCCTGACGGCCAGCCGCAAGGAAACGATGGCGAAGGCCATGACGGATGCTCTTTCTACCGGCAGCGTCCAGCGCACAGACGAGGATGAAACACGCATCCGGGACTTGCTCGGGATGCCCGCCCGCGATTACGACGAGACGCCGGAAGTCATGCCGATGCCTGGGGAATCCCCGGATGATGCACAAGCCAGGGGCAAGGCTCAAGCGGACGCCACCATGCGCTCACATCAGGAGCCGGACGATGATGAAGGCGGCGGTGGGGGAGGCGGAGATAAGCCGCAAGCTGAATCGGTCCCGGTGGAAGGCTCGGGCAGCGAAGGGGACCCGAACGATCCCGTCCCGACTGGTGGATCATCCAAGAACTCGCTTTCCGTGCGCACGGAAAAACTCTCTATCCGCACCGTGTGGGAGCGCCTGGACGTAGACGGCTCCAAGACGCTGCTGTCCCGGCAGGACGATACGCTCAAAGGCGTGTTGCAGCGTGTTTCACGTGAAACATTCAATGCGATGGCCGGGCAGATCGTCAAGACAAAAGACGCCACCCAAACCCAAACCCTTGAGGTCCCGAAGGCAGTCAAAGCCAAGGCCCGCAAGGAGATGGTTTCAGCCCTGCAAGGCACGTATGACGGCGCTGCTAGCCATGCAGAGCTAGACGTGCGGCGCTCGGGGTATCAAGGGCCTAAGCCGGGAGCCTCCAAAGGCGCTCCGGGGGCCAGGGGCAAGCACAACCTGTCCCTTGACGAGACGACTGCCGCCGCATGGCTAGAAGCTCACGCCGATGAACTCTTGACCAAACTGACCGAAGATCAGCGGAAGGCGTTTGTCCAGGCGTGGCTACAGGGCATTGAGAACGATTGGTCCGAGGGTGAGATCATCGGGCAGGTCGAAAAGGTATTGGGCGGTGCGGTCAATGACACCTGGGTAGAGACGGCGGTCAGGACGATAGACGCCTCCGCCTTCAATGCCGCCCGCCGCTCCGTGTTTGAGGACCCGGACTTGGAAGGCTGGGTCACGGGCTATGAGTACACGGCCATCCTGGACGAACATACCACTGAACTGTGCGAGACATTGGGCACGATTGAGGCTGGGTCCGGCGTCAGGTTTCCGGTGGACAGCACGGTATGGGACAACCTACTGCCCCCGAACCATTTTAATTGCCGCTCTACGGTTATCCCAATCACTAAAGACGATGGTCCCGTGGAATGGACGGACGAGACGGCGGTAGCGGGGCTTGAAGCGCAAAAGGGATTCTAGCATGAGCCGCGTTCTCATTATCAAGACGGGTGCCGCCGGTGACGTACTCCGCACCACGCCGCTCTTGCGGGCGCTCAAGGGTGAGTGGGTTACATGGCTAGTGTCCGAAGCCAATCTGGAACTCTTGCCGTACCACGGAATTTCCTTGCGGCTCACGGACCCGAATGACCTAAAGGGACGGGAATTCGATTACGTCTTTAGCCTTGAGGACGATTACGACCTGCTGGAACCACTAGGCCATCCCGCAAAATCGGCAATCAAATGGACTAAAGGATGGTTTGGCTACTATGTCGGGCGGGACCGGCATTTACATAGTCAGGGCTTGCGCGACTGGTACGAGATGGGCTTGTCCTCTCCGCTGGGATTAAAGGAGGCCAATCGCCTCAAGATCGCCAGCCGTAAGTCCTATCAGCAGCATATTTTTGAGGGCCTGAATATCCCGTGGAACGGGGAAGAATACGTCATGCCGACGCACCGCATGATCTCCAATCCACCGATCAGCGGGGATATTGCCTTTGCTGTAGATTGCGGCCCCCGCTGGCCTTCAAGGCGCTGGGCCTTCTACGATCAGGCCATAGAGCATTTCCGCCAGCGCGGATATACCTGCAACGTCCTGCCCCGCCGTCAGCACATCTTACAGCACATCGCTGACATTAAGGCGCATCGGGTCCTCGTCTCCGGCGTCAGCCTGCCGATGCACATTGGAATCGGCCTGGGGATGCAGACCGTAGCGTTCTTTACCTGTATCAACCCGGATGAAATCGAGGGATACGGACGGCTGCACAAGGTAATCTCGCCTAAGTGGCGGGATTACTTTATGACAAGGGATGTGGTGCCGGAGTGCATGAGTGCCATCCCATTGGACGAAGGAATAGCGGCGATTGATAGGGCGATAAAGACGGCGGACGCGGCGCTCGTAGATAGCTGGTTTGAACCTAAAGCGCCGCCCAGGAACAGGGGACTTGACAATCCCATTTGAAAAGTCTTATGGTGCCTTTTGATTGAGGACTTTTATGCCACTAGAGCGTTTGCCCGTCGAAATCCTGTCCGTCGGCAAGTGGAAGGGCCGGGAGTATGCCCTGGCCGACTTGCAAGCGATGGAGAAGAACTTTTACCGTCTCCACGGCCAGCTTAAGCCGCCTTTGAAGTTCGGGCACTCAGACGATCAGAAACTTACCGGGCAGAAAGACGGGGACCCGGCGCTGGGACAGGTGGCCGAGTTGCGAGTAGTGGGAGACAAGCTGATCGCCACGCTTAGCAACATGCCGGAGATCGTGCAGGACGCCATCAGCAAGGGCCTCTATACCAATGTCTCAAGCGAAGTGTCGTTTGGCGCAACGCTGGACGGAGAGGACCTTGGGCCGGTGCTGACGGCCCTGTCGCTGCTAGGAGCGGACCTGCCCGCCGTCAGCAATCTATCCGGCCTCAAAGCCTACCTGTCCGCAGAAGCGGAAAAGGTCTTGACCGCCCTCAAGGGCGCACAGTTGGAAACCCTCAGCTATCCCGCGCCTAAGCGGGTGGAGAATACAATGCCCGATAAAACCCCGCTGGAACTGGCGCAAGAGCAAATCGCCAAGCTGTCCCTTGAACTGCAAACAAAAGGACAGTTGGAAAAGGACAAGGACGCCGAGCTTGACAAGCTCCGCAAGGGCCAGCGCGAAGCCGCCTTCAATATCCAAAAGACGGAACTCCTGTCTTGGGCGGAAGGCGAAGTCAAAGCCAAACGGATGCTGCCCGCGCACCGCGAGAAGATCGACAGCCTCCTGTCCGTGCAGAAAGAGGACTTCATGGCGGGCAAGATCGAAAAGCTGTCCCTGTCGGCCACGGATATGCTCTCACTCTTGAAGGACCTGTCCACCGCCAAGCTGCCCAAGACGGGCGAGTTGGCGCTGCCCGGCTCCACGTCGGAACTCTCGGCTGACGCTGACACCACGGACCCGGCTGATGAACTCGCCAAGAAGGTTGACGAGATTTTCAAGGCTGGCAACGGGAAGGTGGACTATCAGACGGCGACGAAAGAAGCCTATTCCCAAAATCCCGCGCTGTTCTCCCGTTACCATGATTCACGGGACCATTTCGCGGACCTGGGCGAACGGGAATTGCGCCGGAGCGGGAACGCAAAGGCCGCAGTAGTGAACTAAGCCGGATGGGTGGACCCGTGTCTGGCGTGCTGGCTAGGCTCCACGGATATTCCCCGGCAAGGGCTACAAGGGTAGGAGAATCAAATGCTCGGCTCGGGCCAAGTCACTATCACGATCAAGGCCATCAACGATCTGTCCAACCCGTCGGATCAGTTCAAGGCAATCGCTTGGACCGGCGACTTTGCGGCCAATGGTCGCACCACCGCCGGAGTGCTGATTGCGGGCGCCACGTCAGGGAACTACGTTACGATCCTGACCAACGGACGCTCCAAGTATTACATGGGCGTTGCCGCGTGCAGCTTCGGCACGGCGCTGACTGTCACGGCCTCGGGGTACTTCGCGGCCATGTCGGCGGGTGCCCATGAGGTCGGCGTCTGCATGGGGCAGGATGGGGCGGACAACAAGACGCCCGTTAACTGTTCCTGGGCTGCTGGTCTGTTCAACTTCCACAACAAGCCGTTTGCAAACAACCTCGCCTCTTCGGCGGGACAAGGCGCGTTCATTTAGTCGGCCATTCGCCGGGCGTGGTCGCTGCCACGTCAACCACTCAAAAGGCTAATGAAGGGAGAAGGCCATGCCCGGCGGCTCTGCAATCGGTAAGCTGTACATCGACCCGCTGCTGTCGAATTTCGCCGTCACGTACCGTCCCCAAGGATTCATTTCCCAGGACGTATTGCCCATCATCCAAGTCGCCAAGCAGTCAGGCATCTACGCTCGGCTGGAACAGGCTGACCAATTCCGTATCCCGGACACGACCCGCGCCCCTGGCGATGAAGCCAAGATCACTCGGTTCCGTGTTGGGTCGGATAACTACTTCTGCGTCAACCGCGCCTTGAAAACGCGGGTGCCGGTGGAAGACTTGGCGAACGCCCAGCCGCCTTTCCTGCAATACCTGGAACAGGCGCGGACGGGTACGACCATGAATCAATTGCTCCTGGACCTGGAAAAGAAAACGGCGGACATTTTCGCCACGGGTGCGGGGTCCTCGGCTGCTGTCGCTTCGGCATGGTCTGTCCTTGCCGGGGCCGGATCGCCATTCAACGATATCAACGTGGCGAAGGACAACGTGCGGAACTCCACAGGCTACCATCCGAACACCATCATCTTCGGGTACAACGCCTGGGAAGATTATCGTCGGCACAATGAGACGATCAACAAAGTGTTCCGCACCGCGCAACCCGGCGCTGCGCCGACTCCTGGCGACGCTGAGCTTGCCACCGTGGCGCGTATCTTCGATGTGCAGCGGGTATTCGTGGGCCGGGCCTACAAGCAGACGGGCGCGGAAAATATCACCGCGGGCGCAGGCTATCCGCTGGCGGCGAACATCGCTCCGGTCTGGTCCAACTTCGTGTGGGTCGGCTATCAGAAGATGGATGCCATGACGGTAGAGGACCCGACGTTTGCAGCGGCGTTCCGGTGGACAGTGCCGGGGATTCCTTCGCTGCAAGTGGAGCGGTTGCCGTACAACGCCTATACCAAGTCGGAGGACTTGGAAGTCGGGTACTACCAGATTGAGAAATTGGTAGATTCTCGTCTGGGCTTCCTCATTACCGGGGCCTAATCCGCCCCATTGGCGCGGGTGGGGGGTTTCCTCCTTTCCTCCCGCCCGCGTCACCCCTTTTGCTGAGAGGATCACTATGGCTTTGACAGCAATCCCCCCGCGTGACGATTCACGCCGGGAAGAAGCGCGGTATGCGGCGGACTTGCAAGATGCCAAGGACCGCCCCTATGCCTGGGGCGCTGGCGCTAATCAGGTGCCCGAGAACATCATCCATGAAACAGTGACGTATCGCACTGTGGAGCGTCCCGCTCCGGTTCCCGAGCCTACGCCGATAGTGGCGCAAGTTCAGACCCCCGCACCCGTGCCGCCTATTCCGCCGGTTGCTCCGAATCCGCAACCCGCTCCTGAGCCCGCGCCCGTACAGGGCCGTCCGCTGTCTGCAAAGCCGGGCGTGTTCATCGGCCCCGATGGCCGCGCAGAATATGTGTAGTCCTTTTCAACCTCTCGCTGGGGGTTTCAATGTGCGTTTGCACACTTTCAACGGAAATCTGCCACGCCATTGGCTACACATTAATGGTGTTGGGCGGATTCGGGATGCTTTTAAGCATTAGCATCTTCTTTCAGGCTTGTCTTGAAAGGAGGGGCTAATGGACATTGCCTTACTCACTAACAAGGTAGACCGCCCCTGGGACCCCGCCCAGGTATTAGGGCAGGGCTTGGGCGGGTCCGAAGAGGCATGTGTTCTGTGGGCCGAAGCCGTGGCCCGCAATGGGCATAGCGTCACGGTTTACGCTTCCCTGGCCCGTCCTGAGTACAAGGGAAAGGACGGGGTAGCGTGGAAGCACCGTGGGTCCTTTGCGGAATCCCGCCATACCGTCCTAGTCACTTGGAAAGAGCGGGAGCCGTGGTTGACCGGCGGGCATGGCGCGGCCCGGATGATTCACTGGTCCTCTGACGTGGAATTCGCCCACCAATGGACCCGGCCCGCCCTGACTCGGCTGGACGCGGTGATTGCACTATCCCAGGCGCATGGTAGGGCGCTGGCGTGGATGGGGCACAAGGTCCGGGTCCAGCCTCAAGGCATCGATGGTTACTACTTGATCCGTCCGCCCGTCCAAGCGCATCAGAATATGGCGATCTACTGTGCCAGCCCGGACCGTGGGCTTGAGTTTACGATCAGGCATTGGAATCGGATCAAGGCCGGGCTGGGATTGGAACGGCTTCTCATATCCTACGTGTTCGCCGGACCGCAGCCCGGCAATCCCGCGCCAGATATTACGATCTTGCCGCCTCTGGACGTATCGCAATGGGAGCAAGTCTTAGCGTCCTGCAAGTATTGGATTCATCCCGTGCAAGGGAATAATGGGCCGGTGCCCAATAGCGAGCTATTTTGCTTGAACGCGGTCAAGGCGCAAGCGGATGGACTGATTCCGGTAGTCCCAGCGGCCCGGCTGGCAGACACGGGGCTGGGTGATACCGTCAAGTCCTATGTGGACTTGTCCGAGTTGATCCTGCATGGGGATGCGAGCATCAAGCACAACCCGAATGCCCGCATGGAACTGCCGTTATCCTGGGATCAGGTGGTGGAAAAGTATTGGGAGCCGCTATTTGCGGGAAATGGCGGACCGGATTGAAGCGGGCGAAGAAGTGATTTTCGCTTATGTTTATTGCCGTTTGCCGGGGCCGGAAGAAATGTTTTTTGTGCATGAAGGAGTAGGGCCTGGACCAGCTCTTGAGTCCGCCCTTATGGCGCTCATTAAGGACGGTAAGCAAACCGCCAAGCGCACCAATTAACCTCCCTTGCTGGGGAATCCTGATGGCTACGCAAGCGCAGTTGGTTCGCCGTTATGTGATTTATATTCCAGGGATGCCCTTTGATGGAAATTCTATCAAACAGGCGTCCCTCGGGGGATCGGAAACGATGGGCTATTACTTGGCGCGCGGACTAGCCCAGGAAGGCAACGAGGTTGTGGTATTCAGCGGGTGCAATGCGCCCGTGACGGTGGACGGCGTCAGCTATGAGCCGATGGGCGAGCGCAATCAGCAATTCCCCTTCGGCAAGCTCTACCAACAGAAGGTGGCGAGCTTGCCGCATGACGTGACGATTGCCCAGCGCCAGCCCGGAATCTTCGGCTGGCCCCACGCGAGCGCAATGCGCTTTTGGTGGACCCACGACTTGGCTTTGGAGCGGGCCAACGATCAGGTCAAGGCCGGGCTATGGAATTGTCACGGCATCCTAGCCGTGTCGGAATGGCACAAGCAGCAAGTCGCCAAGACCTACGGCCTGCCCGAGTCCTTCGTCCACGTCTTGCCTAACGGCATTGACCGTGACTTGTTCCACCCGACAGACGCGGCCACGCGCCAGAGGGACAAGGTGATGGTCTATACGTCCCGGCCCGAACGGGGATTGAAGTATCTGCTACAGCCGGGCGGGATCATGGAGCGGCTCGCCAAGACAGTCCCGGACGCCAGTCTCTTGATCTGCACTTACGATCACATGGCCCCCGAGATGCAGGGCATGTATCAGCAGATGTTGAATTGGGGAGCGGCCCTGCCCAATGTGACCTTCCTTCCGTCTCAGACAAAGCAGGGCGTGGCGGACCTTATGTCTAAGGCGTGGTTGCACGTCTACCCGGTATTGCCGCCCCTGGACGATCAAGGGCACGTTACCTTCGAGGAAGTTTCGTGTATCTCCGCAATGGAAGCACAGGCGGGCGGCGCTCCCTGTGTGACGGCTCCTTATGGTGCTCTGCCCGAGACGCTAGAAGGTGGGGGCGTGTATTGGGCTTGGGAGCGATTTACCCATCCCAGCGACGCCAACGAAAAGATCGCGGAGGGCTATCCGAAGTCTGATGCTGAATATCAGGACGCTTTCGCTACCGCAATCGAAACGCTGGCCGATAAGCCGGATATGTGGACGGTCCTGCACCGGAAGGCGCTGAAACAAGCGCAAGCGTACACCGTGAAAAAGCTAGCCGGGCAGGTGTCCGCTCTTGTGGACCGTAGCCAGTCCCTAGCGGCTCAGCGACCTGCCCGGCTAGCCCACTCGCTGCTGTGGTGGTCGGAAAAGCTAGCCTTCGATGCCCTTGTGAAAGATGGCAAGCTCGGATGGCCCGGCGACTGGACCCGCTGGGTCCGTTCCGAATTGCCACGGTATACCCTGGCGCTAACAGATGCCAAGGCCGTCTATGACGAATCCGCCGCCTACAATGACCGCATCCAGAATATGCACCACTTGGGAAATGACCCGATGGTGCTGGCGATGCACCGCTATCAGGCCATGCGGCCCTTCGTGGAGCAGTTGCCTCCGGGGTCCAAGGTCCTGGATTACGCCTGTGGCGTCGGCATGGGCACGATTGCCTGGGCGCGGTCCGTGCGGCCTGACTGCAAGTTTCACGGGGTAGATATTGCGGCCTTGAGCGTGGAAAAGGGCCGGGCCTATTGCGAGGCGAACAAGATTGAGAACTGCACATTTGGGACGGCGGACGAGCCGAAGAAGGTCCCGAATGGTCCGTTTGACTTGATTATCGCCTCGGAGATTTTGGAGCATGTGGTAGACCCCGCCAAGCTGGCGCAAGGGCTTGAACGGCTCTTGTCTCCTACGGGGCGCATTGTGGTCACGGTGCCCTTCGGTCCAATGGAAGCCCAGCGGCAAGATGAAATCCCGTGGCGGGAGCATGTGTCGCACTTCTCGCACCATGACGTAAGGGCGATGTTCGGCCACAAGCCGGGGTATATGTGGAGCGTGTTCGGGTGGGGAGAGGTCAATCGGGAAGGGGACCCGGTAGGTGGCACGCTCATTTCCTGGCAGCAAGGCGGAGCGCCGGTCAACGAGCCGGACTATGACGCCAAGCTGAAATATATTTACCCGCGTGAACACGTCTCCCTGTGCATGATTGTGCGGTGGAACGAGTTGGAACTGGACAAGTGCCTGAAAACCGCCATGCCGTTCGTGGATCAGGCCATCATCGGGATTGACGACAAGGGGAATCCCATGCCGGGGAGCGGCCCCGCGTGGGCCATTGCCTTGGAACATGAGGCGGATCAGGTATTTGCCTTGACGGCCTCCCCGGTGGATCAGGGATTCGACAATGCCCGGAACGAGACGGTGGCGCGGGCAACTGGCGAGTGGGTGCTATGGCTAGACGCGGACGAGCGGCTTTGTTACGGCGAGCGGATGCACAAGTATCTCCGCAAGTCCTGGATTGATGCCTGGGCCATCCCTCAGCATCACTTGTCCGTAGAGCCTCCGGGGAACCTGAAAACCGATATGCCGTGCCGCTTGTTCCGCCGGGACTTGGGCATGAAGTTTATCGGCCTTGTGCATGAGCATCCTGTCTACTCGGAAGATGCCCCGCCGAAGCACGCGGCCCTGATGAATGACGTTTGTATCGAGCACACCGGGTACGTGACGGAACAAGTCCGGCGCGCCCGCTTCATGCGGAACCTGCCCCTGATCGCCAAGGATCGGGAACAGCACCCGAAACGGTCCCTTGGCCGGATGCTGTGGCTTCGGGACTTGGGCCATCAGGCCATGTACTGCCAGCAACGGAACGATCAGCAAGGCATGGCGCACTTTGCAACAGAAGCGGTAAAAGAATGGCGGTCGCTCTTGGCCCTTGGCGATATACGTCTATCGCTCGAAGGCTTGCCCTACGCAAGCATGGCAGCGGGAATGCTCGCCGGGCCGGGAGCGATTGAAGTCAGGACGAGCGTGGATACGCGGCGGGTGGGGATTGGCGGGACGTTCGGACCGCCGCAGATGGTACAAGGGCAATTTGTAAACACGGACGATGCACAAGCCTTTCTGGACGTGGTGCAGAAGGAAGCCTTGAAGGGGCACAAGTCGAGGTATTGGTAATGGCCTACGGCTCTGTTTGGGGAATGAAGGCGCGTATTCCGGCGCTGTCTCAGGTGACGAGTCAGCAGATCAATGACTATCTGTTGGCCCAAACCACATTTGCCCTGGACGCCGCACTAGGCCAGTGCTTCGGGGTGCCGTTCAGCAGCAACAATGTCACGGTTAACGGCTTTCTGATCTATGACTTGGCGGAGGTCCGGGCGCGGGATGTAGAGCGGGACGAGAAAACCGGGGTGGCGCTGAGGACCCGCGTCAATTCCATGCTCGGGGCCTTGCGCGACGGCCACATGGCGATGATGCAGGCGTCCAGCATCACCGCCGCCACGGGGTCCGCAGACACGCTCTTTTACGGCCCCTATACCAAGCTGATCGCCTCGCCGGACATTGTGTCGCCGTGGATGGGATTCAGCGCCACACGGACCGGGCCAGCGGTGTTCGACATGGACGATTGGATCAACCAGCAAGTGGACCCGGCCCTGATTACCGCACAACGGGAGGCGCGGGGCTTTATGACGGGCGTTTCATCGGGGATGTAGCATGGCTATCGCGCCGGGTGGTGAGGTTCGGGTAGGCGGAATCCAGGCGGCTGTGACGCGCATGGAAGTCCGCACCGCCGCGCTCAAGAATCCTCGCAAGCCGATGCTGCAAACTGTCACGGGCTTGTTCCAGGCCATTCAACGGAACTGGCAGGATCAGGGATCGGATGATGGGCCGTGGCAAGCATTGAAACCCAAGACGGCAAGGCGCAAGGCGCTGGCGGGCCGCTCCCCGCTCATTCTGATCTGGTCCGGGGCACTGAAACGGGATTGGGACTTGACGGTTAGCCCGGATGGGACTCAAGGCGTGGTCAAGTCCCGGCATTTTTACGGGACCTTTCACGAGCTAGGGATGGGCCACAATCCAACCCGGCACATTCTCCCCGCAGAATCCCGGCGGCGGGAGATTGCGCTAAGGTACTTCAAGGATTACGTTTCCACAGTTGCAGAAGGGGCTAGCGGTACGTGATTGCCCAAAACAGCGTTTCCTACGCGGTCTATCTCACCATCGCATCGGATACCAACCTCGTATCCAGTGGGGGTCTATTTGCCGATCAGCAACCCGTTCAAATCGGCTGGCAGGGGCCTTTGCTCAAGTCCCAGGCCCAATCCCCCTGGATAGAGGTTCATGCCACCAAACACGCAGCAAAGCCCTATTTGGTGGGGGCCGGGACAAGGGGCTGGCGGAATGACTTTGAGATACCCGTATTCATGCAAGCGGGTAGCGTGGTGGGGAGCGGAGACGCCTTCAAGCGGGCCTGGGACTTGGAATACTACCTCGTCCATTCGGTTTTCTTCATCAGCAGCAATTACTCTCTGCCGATCCTGACCGCCAATGCCCCTAGCGTAAACATGATTATCGATGGGCACGATAGCGACCTGTGGGACGTGGACCAACAAAACGAGATGACGCTGGTAACGATCCTGACGACGCTCCGCTACTTTGGGCAGGGGTAATCTATGGTTTGGGTGTATATTGGCTTGACGGGCCTGCACCCGGAATTGGGGATGCTCGTAACAGGCCAGAAGTTTGACGATGATGGAATCAGGACCGAAGTGCTGGACTCTCTGCACGCCGGGGGAATGCTGAAAACCCCGGACGCGCCACTGGCGAAGAAGCCAGCGCCCACGGCTGCATCGGAGAAGTAGACAATGACTTATGGAATGTTGGGCGACCTGGGAGTGGCGGGCCAGTCCTCCTACGGTACGCTGAACGTGACGAGCCTCCGCACGGTTCCGATTGTCAAGGAAACGCTCGCCTTGGGGATTGACCAATTGCTCGATCCGTCCCTGTACGGACGCTTTGGGGAATCCCCGCGCTACAGCGGCAGGCGGTCCGTGTCCGGGGCCATTGATTTTGTCCCGATGCCCACCAACATGGGCACGATGTTCTACGCCGCCCTTGGGGTAGATACCGTGTCCTTCGTTGGCTCGGTCGCTACCCACAAGTTCAAGCCGCTCAACACGGCGGATTGGGACTCTACTGCTGCGCTTCCGCCGTTCTCCATCCTGGTCAACCGGGATGTAGGGTCCTCGATGCTCTATTACGACCTGTGCGCCACGGGGCTTAAACTGGACATAGCCAATGGCGAATTCGTCAAGGGCACGGTGGACTGGATCGGCGGCAAGTATGCGGACAACGCCAAGGTGGCGGCATCCTTCCCGGTAGAGAAAGAATGGACCTGGGATACGTTCTCAGTCTCCTACGGCGGGCAGGGTATGAACGTCCGCAAGATGACGCTTGAGGTGAAGAACAACCTTGAGACGATCTTTTGGCTTGGGAACAGCGTCTATCCGGCTCAGGTCAAGCGCAAGTCCCATGTGCAGATCATGGGCAGCCTGACGCTGCAATTCCAGAGCAATAGCCACATGGCGGACTTTTTCACTCAGTCCCAGCCGGAACGGCAAGTGCTGGTGAACTTTCTGTCCGTGGTGGCGTCTCCGGCGTCACTCAAGCTGGACATTCCCTCGTTCCGTTGGATGAAATGGCCTCCGCAGATCACGGGGCCGGGAGCCTTGGAGGTCACGGCGGATTGGGTGGGCGCGTACAACACCACGTCCAGCTATGCGTTTGAGGCGTCGCTGACCAATACGCTGGCGCTCTATCCGTAACAGGTTAACCCCTCTTCGCTGAGAGGCAACAATGGAACTGGACTTAAGGTTGCGGCGGCTGGAACTGCCGCAAGGCGTAACGCTGGTTTGCAAGCCAATGAACCTGTCGCAATTCCAGCGGTGGATCACGGCGATTCAGAAAACGCAAGGGACCACAGCGGTAGATCAGATCGCCAATACGGAGTTGATGAACACGGCGGAAGCCCTCTTGCGCGAGTGCATCCAGGGCGTAGAAGGCGTGACGATCCGGGCCACGGACTCCACGCCAGCAAGGCCGGGGACCTTTGATGACTTGCTGGCAGTTGGCGGGATTGGGATGGGCGTCCTGTTCCGGGCCGTGACTGCCCTGTTTCAATCATCGGGCCTACCGGAGATAGAAGCAAAAAACTCCGCAGCGCCGCAGATCGCTGGGCAGCCGGGACCGGCGGCGCTACCGGTATTGACCCGCTGATTGAGGGCAAGCCGTTCTCGGTATGGTGGATGCTGTATTGGGAATGCCATCAGGGCAACGGCATGGGCGCTGTGATGAATTGGCGCACCCTGGACGGCAGGACGGCCCTGGAACAGCCTTATCCGTGGCTATTGATACAGCGCGAGATAGGCCGGGCAGTATCCGAGGCGATACAGGCACAGCAAAGGAAGCCCCGTGGCGACTGACGTTATCACCATAGAGATTCGCGCCGACGGATCGGACGCCGCTGCTACGCTGCAAAAAGTTAGCGAGGCGCTTAAGGCGTCCGGCGATTCGGCGGAGCACGCCAAGGAGGGATTCAGTAACGTCCAGGCCGCTATCGTCACCCTAAAGGAGGGATACGAGCTAGCGCGGGAGGCCATCGCCAAGGTCAATGACGTCCTGCTGGAATCCACGCTCAAGTTTGCCGAGCATGTGGTGGAGCTAAGCCACGTCGCGGAAGCCCTGAACATCAGCACCCAAACCCTGAATCAGCTAAATCAGGCAAGCTACATCTTGACTGGGCAGACGGATGCGCTCTCAACGATGATGCTCCGGCTAGAGCGTAACCTGGGGCAAGCCTCAGCAATGGGGGGTCCTGCCGCTCGGGCTATTACGGACCTAGGGCTTTCGGTAGAGGCGATCATTGCGCTCCCGGCGGATGAACAATTTCGGGCGATTGTCCAGGGGCTAGCCCAGCTACAGGACCCGGCAGAACGGGCGCGGGATGCCATGCTGCTGTTCGGACGGCAATGGCAGGACCTTATCCCGTTGATGAAGGACGGCGGCGCGGGTCTGGACGATGCGATGAAGATTGCCGATACCTTCGGTCTCAAGCTGAAAGACCCGGTAATCGAGCAAATGCGGAACCTCACGGAGTCCACCCGCGAATTGAAACTCATGTGGGATACGTTGTGGGGGGACCGTTCATGGTGGATCAGCATCGTTCAGGGCTTTGAGAACATCGCCGGAGCGGCCCTGTCCGCTCTGACCGAAATCAAACTCTTGTTCACGGAGGGCGTAGCGGCTGCGCAGGCTTATGCCCGGAGCTATAACGCGGCCACGGCGGGCGCTGGCGGGCATGGTGCAAGCGGGAGTTTTGGAGCTGATACCGGCACCGCCTCCATGACGCCGGATTATATCAACCTTGCCCAAACCCTTGTCGCTGTCGCTGCAAACGATACCGCCCAGGCGCTACAGGATCAGACATTAGCACTACGCTATTCCGAGAATGAGGTCCATGATTACGGGCTATCTGCCGACGCAGTAGCACAAGGCATGGACACCTTACGGGATGCCAGCACAAGCGCGGCGGGGTTGCTATCGGAACTGCCATCTATTCTCAAGCGCGGCCTAAAAGCCTTCGGCATTGACACGGAGGCCGTAGGGAACACCCTAGACGCTACCGCCGGTGGCCTTAACGCGCAGTTTGGCACGTCTTTGACTGGCGCAGGACTAGGGGCTGGTATTGGTGCGGCCTTCGCCCTGCTGATGCAAAATCCGGTGATGCAGGCAGAGGTAGCCAAGCTCAACAAGCTGCTGCAAGACCTGATTACCCCGATTGCAGAGGCGATTGCCCCGGCGTTGGATTCGATAGCGCCGATCATGGAAGAGTTGCGGCCTGTGTTCGTCGTCATAGCCGATGCACTCCGGGTATCTTTGATGCCCCTAGTAGCGGAAATGCACGCGCTGAATCAGGTTATCAAACCGCTGAGCGATGCGATTGAGCGGCTTAAAAATGCAATCGAAAGCTGGAATCCTTTCGGTGGCGGTGGTGGAGGCGGTGGAGTTGGCGGAACCAATATCACGGCGGCAGATATTGTGACTGGCGGAGCGGCGGCGGTATTCGGCTATGCTGATGGAGGCATGATTACGGCAAGCCGGATGTTTGGGGGCAGCGGCCCCGATGGTGGCGGCTTGATCTATGCGCATGAAGGGGAAACTGTAGTCCCGCAGGGCGGTAGGGGACACACCTTCAACTTCAACGTATCCGCCCCGGACGCTCGTGCGGCGGGGCAGTCTATCCGCCAGATCATTGAAGAGCTATCCGTCCGCAAGAGCTTTGCCCTCGCCACAGGGAGCTAGCCTATGCGCTCCCTGCCTTCCGTCGCTTCCGCAACGCAAATCCTATGCGACATTGGCCTGTCGCTGACGGACCCGTCCAGCGTTCAGATCGGGACGTTCAGCTTCGGGGACGTGGTGGCGTTGTCCCCGGTCCAATTTGAAATCCCCTTCGGCGGTGGGTTGCCGTCGCCTACCGTGTATCAATGCACGTTAAGCACGAGTCCCGGATGGTGGCTTGGCAACCGGGCGCGGCTGACGGGCGCTGAGGCGCGGCTGACGGCGTTTGCCAACTCAGACAACTTCCAGGTCCACGTCGGGCGCATCGGCTCTATCGCCACGGACCCGGTAGACCCCAATCAATTCACGCTCTCGATTTACGACAAGCTGCTGTACAACGATCCGCTTGTGCCGGTGGAGGCTATCGTAGACTCATGGAGCACGCCGCATATAGAACACCTAACGGACGGGTATCCGCTTTATTATGGAACCGAAACGACTAGACCTATTGTGCTATCTCCCGTAACTAGTGATTGCTCTGTTTGGCTTGGCCCTCGCAATATAAGTTCAGCAAATCATAGCTTACAAAATTTGAAATTTTGGCGCGACGGCGGCAATTTATATTCGTTAATGCCTCTGATAGTTTTCCCGTCGTCCTGGATGCAGCAGAGTGGGGATAGTAATTGTATTAGTGGAACGGCCCTAGCTATAACGCTGGCTAGTCCGGTGGTGGTTGCGTTTCCAGGCAGTAATAGTCTTTTCAATTTTGGACCGCTTCAAAATTCTGGCGGAAACCCAACAAGTGCTTATACTTTCGCAATGCAAAGCATTAGGACCCGGGGGAACGATGTTGCGGCTGTAAATTCGGCCTCGGCGGCATCGTTCTTGGTTTCCCAAGAATTTTCATTGTCCCGCATTGACGTAATAAGTCTTAGCACTATGGCGGTTGATCTACTAAGCGGTGCGCCCGGAGTCACGAGTAATTTTACCGGCCTTGTCCAATTATATGATCCAACTCTTGGGGGGGATTATCAAACAACTGGATATTCTGTCGTTTCTTATAGCCTGATATCCAGCGCCTCGGCTCGAGCGTTTATCCGTGGTATTATGTCTGTAACTCCCGGGGCTATATATGCGGACGGGGCGAAGTTCACGCTCAGTATATTTACAACTAGTGGCGGTTATACCCCGGTGGGGCTAAATGCGCGGCTTTATCCAGTGATTAATCTTCAACCGCTTAGCTATAGGCGATATTCGGCTTATGTTTCTGGCGTGGGGGTCGCTATCGCTATAACCAATAACCCTATCGCCATTCTTGACGATGTGCTTTCGCACTATACGTCCACGCCTTACCGTCAGGATCAGTCCAGCGCCGCTCAGGTGCTAGTCCAGTCCTTCCAATTCAACGGGGCCTACATTGGCCCGGAGCGGCAGCGCCTTAGCGTCTTAATGGACGATTTTGCGCGGACATGCGGATTTAACTTTTGGGCATCGGATTCCGGGGCGGTGGCCTACCGCGTCTATGCCGAGAGCGCCGTTGCTACCAATTCCATAGCAGCGGTGATTACCACGTCGGATATGCTCTCATTCCAACTGCTGACTAGCCCGCTCGGGACAACGATCTTCAATCAGCAGGGGTACGGGGCGTTTCAGCTGGACTGGAACTTCGACTACCAACTGAACAAGTACCAGAACACCACGCTTGCGAATAAGACGGTGAATGCCCTGTGTAACTCAGCCTTTGCGGGCGGAGCACAAAAGACATTCAAGCGCCAGTCAAAGTACGTGATGGACGCGGACGCGGCGAGCTATGCGAATGGGCACGCGGTCAGGATGGGAGCGCAGGGGCAGGACTACGTGGTGCTGACGTTACCGGCCCGGTACTTCGGATTGGAGCTTGCGGATATTGTGAACGTGAGGCACCCGCTCTTGACCGGCACCGGCCAGCTATTCCAAGTAACGAAGTGCGCCCCGGATTATTCGACCGGGAAAGTGATGGTGACGGCGGGGCAACTCTTGAGCGCGGCGGGGACCTAGAAGGCCCCGTGAAAGCCAAGGCCCCATCCTACTTGATCGGCCTGGAACTCAACGCCCGAGAGAAAGGAAAACCAGACGGCGCGGGGAGTGCCGTCAAGGAAGCAGCCAATAACAACAGCGCCAGCAAGAGAGGAAATTGCAGCGGCATCAATCTGAGTGCCGGATGGATGCTTGCTAAGAAGTGGCGAGGTCTCGGTTGCCTTGGACGTGCCGATGAACTGTTTGGTCATTCGCCAGTCCTGGTACAGCAGCGCCGTGTAGGTCGTGGCTAGCACGGTATCCGACGTGCGCCAGTCGTCACAGAACGCAAACGCTCTTGCCGGGAGCATCAGCAGCGCCAGTACCAGCATCGTCCATCCGGCTTTCGCCAAGAGGGACAGGACTTCGGGCTTGGATTCAGGCGGCACTCGGATGGAAGCAGCTTGTTCCACGGAGATACCGGATGATCCGGGGATCGTGACCAAGGAATCGAATACCGGGGCTAGTTCAGGACCGGGGCCAGTCAAGTAGACGCGGAGCGTGGATTCAGTTTCATTCAGCTTGTAGGATTTCATGGACTTGCCTCTCGCAAAGGGTCAATCCGTGTAACCTGAATCCACCATAGCCTGTCGCTAGGACATTGTCAAGTGGCTATTGAAATAGGGGCATTGCTGGGACAGCCCGCCGGGGGCCAGTCCTTTGAAAACGTGTCCTCGTGGGCCGTCACGGGGCAATGCTCCTTGTTTACCCAAGCGGCTACCCTGTCCCTGGTCCATTCATCGGCCACTGGGGCATGGCTTAAGGTCTACTCGGCGGGTGCCCCTGGCAAGCTGAGCTACGGATACGGGCAGGGCAACGATGCGTACTTTGTTTGGAACTCGGCAGTCAATACGCATGGGGTTTCTGTTATGGGCTGGGCGGCGATGGACCGGGCCGCAACATCGGGGATGGTGACGGCGGTGTTTACCGGCGGGACCTCAGTCCCCATTCCCTATGCCATCACCTTGCAGCCGTTCCGCATTGACGCGCCAGCGGTGATTAGCGGGCAAGCCCTAGCCTTGGATTTCCAGATCATGTCCGGCATGACGGGGAGCGGAGGGCTGTTCATAGACGATCTGCTCGTCTCAGTAGACTGGTTCCAGATCGGCCCGGACTTCTCTTCCAAACGGCAGTTCCAATTAGGGCGGGTCCAGCATACCACGTATGGCGGACGGGAGGCGATGTACAATTGGTTTCTCCGGCCCGCGTTCCTGCTCCCCTGTCCCACAGTGCCCGGCTCCCTGGCGGATGTGCTTAACAATTGGTGGCAGATGGGGACGGAGCTAAGCCTGACGATGGACAGCAGCAATTCAGAGGCACGGTATGTGGTGCGGCTAGGGGGCCAACTTCCGCCCGCCACGGGATTCCGCTCTCCCTATTTCAACGTCCAGCCTGTTACCCTGAACGTCCAGGGGCTACACGGCAGTCTCGATTTCTAGGGGACCTGAATGGACTACCAGACTTTTTTCCTCTTCGACATGACCGGCGCTCAGCCGTCCGTCCAGCTATTCCCCAAAGTCTCCTTCAATGAGACACGCCAGCTTGTAAAGGAAGAGCAAGTCACCGTCGGGGGCCTGTTCCATACGTACCTGCCGGGCTTCAAGGGCTATGAGTGGACAATCCCGCTGGCCTTCGTCAACTCGTCCCAGCGGGCACAGATCAATACATGGTGGAATCAGCAGACGGAACTAGTGTTCACGATCAACGCCTCTGTCTCGGCATTGTCTCCGCAGAGTGCCGTGGTGCGGATTGCGAATCAAATGGAACCTCTCGGGGAAAGCCCGGACGCACGGACGGACCTGTTTAACGGGGGCCTGACGCTCCGGCTGTCCAGGGGCACGTCCATTTTCAACGGCTATCCGTTCATCCTGGACGATCCGGTATTGGGAGTGCTGGACCAGACGTATAACCTGTTGGCTTAGAGGCGTCTAAATGGGATGGAGTTCACTTTCATTCCCGCTGAATAGCACGCTCCGCGCCGCATACATGACGGGGATATTCAGTAACTTTGCCTCGCTGGCCTACCAGGAATCCGGCGCTCCGCAGATTACCGGGCCGTGGTCCCTCTTGGGCAATCTGGACGTATCAAGCGCCTTCACAGTCGGCGGCGTAGCGGTGGGCGGGACAGGATTGACCGCAGGGATGAACTCGGGCGGCGCGTTCTTCGCCTCAAGTGGCTATCTCACCACGGGCGTCAGCAGCTTCGGCCAACTCAATATCTCTAGCGGCATCCGTGCTCCGGCAACGTCCAGCTTCGGGACTGTGGATATAGTGACGCTGACGGTGGGAGGCGTGACCCTCGTGGGCCTGGGGGCCGGGGTCAATTCAGGCGGGTCATTCCAGGCGGCAAGCGGGTACACCACGGTTGGCGTTGCGTCCTATGGGTCCCTGAATCTCTCAAGTCTGTTTACGGGCGGGGGTATCACCGGGGCGGTTGCCAGCCTTACATCCGTGCGCGTCGCCTCTGGATTCGTGACGGTGGGGATTGATTCATCCGGGACGGTCAATGCCTCAAGCCTCGTGACGGCTCCGGGCATGACGATGACGACGGCCAGCGTGTTCGCCGTCAACGTCGCCAGCGGGATTACTGGCCCCCAAGCAAACAGCTTTGGATCGGCGCATATCTCTTCGCTGTTCATGCTGATGGGCAGCGAAACCTCGCCGGGGCTGGCGTTCCAAGTCGGCCAAGTAGCACGGTGGGGCGTGACCAAGGCGGGCGGATTCGTGACCCAACCCGGCTCTATGAGTCAGGGCTTCAATTGCGTAGCATCCCGGATTAGTGCAGGATTGTTCCGGCAGGTATTCTCGGCGGCAATGGCCGTCTCGCCCTATGCGGTGACAGTAACGCCATTCGGGATCGTAACGAGCCTTTCCAGTGCTGTGCTCTGGACGGTGCAATCCATGGCGACAACCGGATTTTACGCGGCCTTTTTCAGCGTGCTCTCCAACGGTTTGGCGAAGGACCCGTCCAGCGGCTTCATGTTCCATGTAATCGGGCAGCAATAAGGCAGAATCATGGCGCAATTCACCATCCAGACATTCCCAGGGTCCAGCGTCTTGACCTCGCCGCAAATGAACGCGGTATCGTCCAACTTCGCTTCCCTGATGATGCAAGAGAATAGCGTCCCGCCGCTTGGGGGAACGTGGAGCTTTGCAGCGGCGTCCATCCTTGACGCGCCGGGGTCCCATCACTTTGGCACGCTCAAGGTAGATTCGGCGGTGCTGATTCAGGGGGCGGCCTTGATTGGCGTCGGGGCCGGGGTCAATTCGGGAGGTTCCTTCTTTGCTTCTAGTGGATTCAACGGGCCGCAAGCTAACAGTTATGGATCGGTCAATGCAACCAGCGGATTTCAGGCCCCAGCGACGACGCAATCCTCACTCGGGAATCTGAATGTGGGTTGCTTGACCGTGGTGAATATAGGATACCCGGTGAAGGCATGGGCAGCCATCTCGCTTCCAGGTAGTGCGATGCAGGGAGCTAACCTTGTTAGCTCTAAGACCACGATCACCTCTGGGAACTATTGTCTGACTTTTTCTACCCCGATGGCCTCATCTTTGTACGCCGTTACGGTAACTCCCCTGGGCGGTTCCGCTTTTCTCACTGTTGGTCTGAGCTGGGAGATCCGCAGCCCTGGAACTACTGCATTCTATGTGCAATTTGAGAAATCGGGTGCCGGTGGCCAGACTGATCCTGATTCCGGCTTCTCCGTAATGGTTATGGGCAACTAATCCCCCTTTCGCTGAGGGCTTTTGGCTATTCGGTTTGTAGAAAGGAAATCCAATGCCATTCCTCGGACCCCAGGGCGCTCCTCAGTGGGGTGGACCCTTTTCTCTCGGGCTTGTCGGCTCCAATGCCGCGAACGCGACTTTTGGCGTGTTCTCAACCGACAATCTACAATCACTATTGGCGGAGGTCCAGTTCGTAGTCGCATCTACCACTACGGCGGCGTCAGCGGCACTCTTCGGCCTCATTACCTCCGGGCAGCGGTACATCGCGGCGACGGGAGCCTTGAACGCCTCACAGGGAGCGACCATCGTCCTGACCGACCTGTTTCCGGGCTCAGGCAATGCCAACTTGGCGGCATGGCCGTGGCCCTATGGCGAGGTCCAGGTGCGGGTCACATCCGGCATGTTGACCGCCTCCTTGGCTACCTTCGTCAAGGGCCTATTCGTCGCGGTGGTCTAGGAGAAGCCTGTGCCCCTGGTTAAAGAACCAGCCTGGGAAATCCACAAGGTCACGGACCCTGGTACACCCTTTGGCGTCGGGTGGACCAAGGGGGAAACCGTCTATGTGGGCAACGATGAAGGCGCGTTGCCGGGCCTGGATCGCTATTACCCCATCATCTTCAACGGCCAGCAAATCCGGTATGTGACGCCAGCCCAGTTAGAGGGGCAGTTAGAACCAATCCGGCTGCTGACGGCCCCGGAGCGGACAGACGCCACCCGGCGCTTCTTGCGGCTGGAAAAGGAAATCCTACGCGCCCCGAACGGGATTATCTGGCCGTCCGGTCAACCGATCTGGCCCCCTGACTTGCAGCGCCCCACATGGCTTCCGCAAACCTACCTGGGCCTCAAGGTGCATCTTGTGGATTGGGCACCCGCTGTCCGCAACGGGCTATGGATGGCGGACTGGTGGGCCGGGGAGCATATCTATTTCCTCAAGCGGTGGATCGTCAAGATTTACCCAAAGTATCCCGAGCAAATCCCCTTGACGCTCCGCCATGAATTCACGGAGCAGGGGATTTCCCAAACCATAGCCAAGGTGGTATTTCCTAGGGCAACCGAGAAGCAATGGCCGGGGCTGGCCCAGCAATTCGGCGGCTATGCCCACAGCGTTACCGTCCATATCACGGATGGGGAGATTGGAGAAGGCTGGTACAATGTCAGGCTGGAACTGATGAACCGTTCTGTGGGCTTCGGCCCCCAAGCGTCTTAAAGACTCGGAGGTAGAGCAATGGCGGGCAAGGCGAAATTCGTTACCGATTTCCGCGCTGGCGTCTCTCAGCTATTGGACACTTGGCGCGGGCTGGTGAATCTCAATACCGAATACACGGTGATGGGCTGGACCAAAACGGACTTTGACTTCCCGATCCTGCCCAACAGCCCGGACCTGTCTCTCGGGGAGATTAGTTCACAGGACTTGGAGGACGCGGTGCTGACGGTGGGGTCCATGACGGGGACCTTCGGCGTCTCCGCAGCGGCCCTAACCAAGATGAAACCATGAATCTCCGCCTACTCAAAGCCTGGGCGCCATGGATCAGTATCGTTTTGTTGGTTCTGGGAGCCGTCGCCATGCATCTCCTACAGACCCAAGCCGT